TATGCCGTTTATGGGTAGAGGGATGGGCGGGTTTAGCCCTTATCAGCAACAACGTATGCCGTTTATGGGTAGAGGGATGGGCGGTTTCAACCCGTATCAGCAACGTAGGCCGTTTATGGGTAGAGGGATGGGCGGGTTTAGCCCTTATCAGCAACAACGTATGCCGTTTATGGGTAGAGGGTTTAACCCGTATCAGCAACCACAAGTAGCTGGTCCCCAGCAAACAGTTCAGCCTCCACCACCACCGGTTGCGCCTCAATCAATTTTTGATGTATATCAGCAATTGGGAGATCAAGATCAGGGGGCATTTTTGAAAAGATTTGGACTGTCCAAAACGCCGATGGCGCAGCCAATGCCACAACGAAGAGATTTTGACAGTGCGACGGAATTTCGTGAAGAAATGGATGATTATAAGAGCGGAAAAACCGAAAGATTGTCAATGATGGTGCCTGGAATGCCGGGCATTTCAAGAGCTCATGCGGCACCAGCTCCAGTTCCTTCACCTGCTCCACCGCCTCAAGCGATGGCACCGCCTCCGGTTGCACAGCCACCGGCAATGTCACCACAAGTGGTCGGTAGGCCAACTGAGCCGCCACCACCGGTAATGCAACAGATGGTAGTGCCGCCTCCGCCGCCCATGCAGATGCCTATTACGCAGCCGCTGCCGATGCAGCCATTACCACCAGCACCGCCACAGCCGCTTATGCCGCCAGCCCCTACTATGAGAAGGCCACAACGCCGTGATTTTGGATCTCGTGACGAAGGCGGGCACATGGATTACCGTGAGGCACTGAGAGAATACAACGCCGCGCAGCGAGGGATTCCAGGCATGAGATACGGTGGCCTTGCGGGCATACCGAGAAACTTAGGCAGGATTCTGGTGTAACGATGCTAGAATTATCAAAAAAGGAAAAGAGATGCCGAAAGTAGACGGAAAACATTTTGACTATAGCCCGAAGGGCATCGCTATGGCACAAAATGCAGCCAAGAAAAAAGGCGTGAAAGTGCAATACAAGCGCCACGGCGGGGCTGCGAAGAAAAAATCAGGCTACAACCCGCTAGGCAACTGCGGCCTGTTCGGGCGTAAATAATGGCCGTATCTGGATCTAAAGATTTCGAGCTCGACGTAGCAGATTATGTCGAAGAGGCGTTTGAGAGATGCGGCTTGGAGCTTAGGACGGGTTACGACCTTAAATCTGCGACCAGAAGCTTGAATTTAATGCTCGCCGAGTGGGCTAATCGCGGTCTAAACCAGTGGACGGTTACAGAAAAAACCGTGGCTATGGTTAAAGATACCGGCACCTATAACATTGATAGCAGCAACGCTACTGCGCCGATCGACGTGTTAGACGTGTTTGTGCGCGAGACAATCGGCGGTACAGACACTGATATGCCGTTAAATCGCATGAGCAGAGCCGAGTTTACGCACTTGGCAACCAAATCTACGACCGGCAAGCCAAACCAGGTCTTCATCAACAAACAGCTGACGCCAACCATTACGGTTTGGCCAGTGCCAGACAAGTCGAGCACCTACACCGTCTACATGAATGTGTTGACCAGGATGGACGACGCCGATGTGGGCGCAAACACAATGGACATTCCTTTTCGGTTCTACCCGTGTCTTGCGGCCGGCTTGGCTTATTACATGAGCCTGAAGAAAGCGCCGGACAGAACCGGCATGCTCAAGCAGCTGTATGAGGAAGAGTTTCAGCGTGCACAAGAACAGGATGAGCCACGAACAAGCTTTCGGGTGGCGCCCCAGCTTGGTGGATACAACTCTCCGTAATCATGGCGCATGCAACGGGTAAAGAAGCCTACGGAATTTGCGACATCACTGGATTTCGTTACAAGCTTCTAGAAATGAAAATGACGTGGGATGGCCTTCTGGTCGGTCCAGACCAATGGTCGCCGAAACACCCGCAGCTCGATCGAAAAGCGTATCCGGCGGATCCGCAATCTTTGAAAAACCCACGCCCAGACACGAGCGACGACAATAAAAAGTTTTTGGTTTATACAAATGTGGACAATGGTATACTCGGAGCAGTGCTCGACACCTTTGAAGTTGAGTGTAGCGTAGGGGAGGTAACCATCGAAATCACATGAGTTTTACACTGGCGACATTAAAAACAGCTGTTCAGGATTACATGGAGTCGAGCGAAAGCACCTTCACCACGCAGCTAAACACTTTAATTACAGAGGCGGAAAATCGCATATTTAACGCGGTTCAATTGCCCGTGCAGCGGAAAAACGTGCAAGGCACAACAACCCAGTCTGTGCGTTTTTTGGCAACGCCCACTGATTTTTATGCGCCATTCTCGGCTGCAATTATTACTGGCAGCAAGTATTACTACCTCGATTTCAAGCACCCTTCATTTATCAAGGAATACAGTCCTACAACGACGGTGACGGGCAGACCCAAATATTACAGTTTGCTCGATGACACCGCGTTCGAGCTCAGCCCGATCCCAGATGCCGCTTACACAGTGGAAATTCATTATCTTTATAAGCCGGCGAGCTTAACCGCTGGATCCGATTCAGGAACAACAGTGCTTTCTACCGACTATTCGGACGCCCTGCTCTACGGAACCCTAGCAGAAGCCGCCGTGTTTTTGAAAGAGCCGCCAGACAGCATTGCAAATTTTGAAATGAGATTTAAAGAAGCATTGGCTGCAATGAAAAATCTTTCAGAGGGCCGCAAACAACGCGACGAATATAGGTACGACGCACTTCGTCAAGGCGTCACTTAAGTGGATCCGATCGAGGAGCTGGAGGGCGCACACATCGCCCTGATCGGCTTAGGCACATCTCAGATAGACTACGTAATTGCCAGAGAAAACTCTGTCAACTGGGACGAGACGTGGGGATGCGGCAGTACCGCTGCCGTCTTTGATTTAGACCGACTGTTCATGATGGACCCCGCCAGCCGGTTTTTTGACACGAATGACGCTGGCAATCAAACGGAAGTCATGCGCGATATTTTGCCATTTCTGGACATGCCAATTTATTCGTGCGAGCTCGATGAACGAGTGCCTTCGATAGTCGAGTTTCCGCTAGACGAGGTGATAGCGGATACGAAATGCGCATACATGAACAACACGGTGGCATACGCGGTAGCATTTGCCTATTGGAACCGTGTCGGCCACATCGACTTGTTTGGCATTGACTTCAGTTACAAAGGCAACATTCATTTTGCCGAGGCCGGCAGGGCGTGTGTTGAATTCTGGCTGTCGAAATGCATCGAAAAAGGCATCAAGGTCGGCGTAAGCCCCAGGTCTGCGCTTTTGGATACCAGCGTGCCGCTGAATGAGCGCTTGTACGGTTATCATCGCTTGGATGACCCGAAAGTAGCACTGCCAAAAGACGACGAATGGTTTGTCTGCAATTATTCACAAATGGAAGGCATTATTGAACGCGGCGAGACAACTATTCAAAAGGAACTCAGGCCACCGGAGCCATTTAAAGGATGACCGACGGATTTATACAGCTTGGCAAAGTAGGCGTGTCAACGACAGCAAATAAGGGTCATGACCCAGAGTTTTGGGCAGAGCAAGTGACCAACAAAATTTGCGGAATATCCGAACATGCGCCTGAGCATGTGAGACAGCAAGCTTTAGCGTTCAGAAAGGCTGTCTATGATATAGTGCTCAGAGGCATACTGAGCGGAATTGCATCTGACAGAACAACCGTTGTTGGTTTATTGCGCACTCAGGGCCACGAGGATATGGCGAGAATCATTAAGGAGTTATGATAAATAACGGAGAAATTTATGGCGATCACGAGTGCAATTTGCAATTCTTTCAAACAAGAGATCCTAGTTGAAGGTCACAATCTTACTAACGGGGCGGATAGCTTAAAGCTTGCGCTTTATACAAGCTCTGCAACGCTTGGCGCTGGCACAACTGCATACGTCACAACCGGGCAATCAACCGGAACTAATTATTCTGCTGGAGGCTCCGCGCTTACCAACGTAACACCAGCTCTTTCCGGTTCGACAGCGGTGTGTGATTTCAGCGATTTGACATTTTCCGATGCGACGGTGACGGCCAGAGGCTGTCTCATTTACAACACGACGAATAGCAATAAGGCTGTATGCGCAATTGATTTCGGCGGTGATAAAACCAGCACGGCTGGCGATTTCACAGTCGTTTTTCCCAGCGCATCGAGTAGCGCGGCAATCATAAGGCTGGCTTAACAAGACAAATGGCTGACGCTCATGCCCTTAACTCTTTTCAACTTCAAGCCAGGAATCAACAAAGAAGAAACCAACTACTCTAATGAAAATGGCTGGGTGGATGGAAACTTTGTAAGGTTCAGAAAAGGCCGCCCAGAGAAAATTGGTG